ATCGAACCCCTTGGCGGACACCGAGAGCGAACGCCCGGAAGACCGGGAGCCGGAGGATTTCACGCTGTCGATGATGCCGGCGAATACCTGGACACCATTCAGGCGCACCAGCACGCTCCCTCCCGGCTGAGGAAGCCGGATCGCACCGCCGGTGTCGTCCATCCTGAGCGAGCAACTGTCAGACGATGCGCCGGCCTTGTCTGTAACGGTGATCGTTTCCAGATAGTTTGACATCTGCGAGGAGATGTCGTTGCCGTCGATCACAACAGACCAATCAGTTTTCCAGGCCATGATCCCTACCCGAACAGTGTCACGACTTCACGGCGGCCAGGTGTTTCCGCCGGCAGGTCCGGCAGAGCCACCTCAGCGCCAATCGGCAGAAAGACGTCAACGAGGTGCGGATTGAGTTCCATGGCCTGCTCGACCAGGGCCTGGCCCCGGACGCCGTACTTGCGCCACAGGATCAGATCGAGCGTCAGGTTATCGCCCGCGACAGTTATGCTTTGCGCCATGGTCTATCCCAGAATGTCAAAAAGTTGCAGAAGTGCCGGAATAACTTGTGTCCCGGTGGAGCGTTCGGCGGGGACCTTTTTCAGGGAGATCGACACCTGCACCACAGCGCCGACGCCGTCGCGCAACAGGTGTTTATGGTTTTCCCGAATATCGGTGATCATGTAGGTGCCAAACCGGGTGCCGTCGCCGCGCATGACCGGCGATCCCGCCCCCTGGGTCATGAGGGCGCGTAGGGCTTCCAGCTCGCCCAATCCGCCGATCTTGGCCGGCAGCAGCTGCCCCCGCAAATACAGCTTGTCGTCCCCCTCGCCCATGAATTCGGCCCCCTTGAGGCCGTTCAGGAGCGGCTTGGTGGCGATATCGGCCGATGCGCTGCGGCTGGCGCCATCCACCGAAAACGGAAACGTATCGACCTGGACGGCCCCGATCATGTAGAGCATGCGACCTCCTTAAGACACTGACCAACTGGTATCGGCCTGAAGACCGGCGAGAACCGCCTCCAGCTCATCGCCCAACTCCTGAGCGATCTGGCGCGCGTTCTGCGCTTCCTGAATGACAAGGCGCTCGATGCTGACAGAGATCTGCGCCGGGCCCGAGGCCTGCCCCTGGCCGGCACCCGCAAGAATACGTTTGGTGGCCGACGCGCTGTGAATGAACCCGTCCCGATCAGGGGTGAACAGTTCATCGCCCTTCTCGGCCGTTCTGTAAGTGCGGCCGGCAACGACAGGCCCACCCAGGGCCCGGGCGCCTTCGACCCGGGTCTGAGGCGCTGCCGGGGCTCCCGATCCGCCCCCCAAGAAAGAAGGCCAACGGATTGCATTGGACAGATCGATGCTGCCGATCGCGCTGACGATGTGATCGGGAATGGATCTCAGGAATTCGAAGAACCGCGCGAACGGTTCGATCAAGGCATCGACCAGCGCCTTCCCCGCCTTCCTGCCGGCATCGCGAAACGTGGCCTCTGCCTGCGAGGAAAAATCCTTCATCGTGAAGATGTCGGAGATCCAGCCGCCGATCTTGCCGGGAAGCGCGAGAACAGTATCGGCAATCGCATCTATCGTTTGCGATACAAGCGCTTGCGCCCTGTCGAGAACACCCCGGACCTCACTTTCTTCCAACCCGAGCAAAGCGCCGATATTGACCAGCTTGTCCGCCGCCCATTTGGCGGCCATCGCCGAAAGCCCGGACGTGAAACCGGTAATGGCCGTCATGGTCTCGGAAAGGCCGGTACCGACCGCCTCCGCAAAGCCAAGTGTGAATTCGCGGACAGGTTCCCAATACCGGTAGACAGCAAGACCGAGCGCAGCGACGGCCGCAATCACGGCAACGATCGGCCAGGAGATACCGAGAATGGCGCCGCCGATGGCAACCGCCGCCGTCTTGATCGTCGCTGCGGCTGCTGTCGCAGTCGATGCGAGAACCGCAAAGAGGGTGCCGCTCCCTGTTGCTGCACCCAACATGCCAGCAGCAAGAACCGCCAGCCGAAGCCGTTTTGAAGCCGCCACGATCAGGTCGGCCCCGCGACCAACGGCAAGCGCCGCGCTCAACACACCGCCTTTCATGAACAGGAAAGCGAACCGTGTGGCGACGGCGGCGATGTTCAGGGCCAGGAGCGCGGCGACTGCGCCGACAATTGCGGCGGTTACCTCAGGATAAGCCGTCGCAAGATCGCCAATGGTGTCGATAAGCGGCGTGATTGTATCCATGATATCGATCAGAGCAGGCAGCAAGGCGTTGCCGATCGCTATTGCAATCCTGGTCAACCGGTTTTGGAAACCTTGCAAACGGGCGTCGAATGTCTGCGAGCGGACTTCGAATTCCGTCTGTGCCGATCCGAGATAGTTCGTTTCCTTGGCGACTTCCTTGAGCGCACCGGACAGCAGCTCGGAATTTTCAATAAGCGGCATGACCGCACGGGCTTCGTCGCCAAAGAGATCCGAAATGGCCGCGGCCTGCAATTCCTTCGGCATGGCGCGGATGCGCCCGATAACGTCGTTGAGTGTGCCGACCGCATCGTCCTGGAGCCGTTTGGCAACATCCGTCGCCGACAGGCCGAGCTTCTTGTAGGCCTCGCGCTGGCGTTTGGTCGCAGAGTCTCCGCGCGCCAGGGCTTTTGCGACATTGCGAAAGCTGGTCGAGGCGACATCCGCCTGTGCGCCGGCTGCAATCATGGCCGAACCGATCGCCGCCGTCTCGCGCGCCGAAAACCCCATGGCCTTGCCCGCAGAACCAACGCGGCGCATGAAGTCGAGCAGGTCCGAGGCGCTCGATGCCGATTTATTGGAAAGGTGGTTGAGCACATCCGCAAGCGCGCCGGTCTGTTCCACGCTCAAACCAAGCGCCGTCTTGATCTTGGCAAGGCTCTGGCCGGTCTTGTCGGCCGAGATGTCGAAGGCAACACCAACCTTTGCCGCCAACTCCGCGAAGGTGAGCAGTTCATCTCCCACCATACCGGCCTGGCCGGCGGCCGCGACGATCTCGGCAATGCCGCTGGCCGCAACCGGGATTTCCCTGCTAAGTGCGAGAATATCGGCGCTCATCCGCTTCAGGCCGTCCGGCGTGTCGAAGTCGACCACCTTGTTGACGTCGGCCATGACGGACTCGAATTCACGGGCGGCGTTTATCGGCGCGGCTATGGATTTTGCGAGCACGTAACCGACACCGACCGCGTCCAGCATGCGCCCGCGTACGGCCTGCATCGCGCGGGCATTCGCGTCTGCCCGGAGCTTCATCTGTGTCAGGCTCTGGCTGACGACGCGCGCGGGGCGCGAGACGCGCTCGATCATCGACACGATCAATTGTGAAGTAAGGGTTGCCAACGGATCACACCTTTGACTGTGCCGCCCCCGGAAGAGCTAAGGGCATGGAAGAGAACGTTGTCCTGAGGGCGGGATCAGTCCCCGCCCCTCGGCTTTGCGGATTTGGCCTCTGCCTCGATCTGCAAAACCTCTTCGACGTGGCCGAAGTACCGAAAGAATGTCGGAACCTCCCAATCCTCGATTTCGGTCAGAGACTGGTGCAAGTACCGCGCAATCTGCGCAGCCATCAGTCCGAAGCTTGAGCCCTTCGCGCCATCTCCGCCTGAACGCCCGTCTTCAGGCCGTAGTTCATCGCCTCTTCCGTCAGAAAGCCCATTTTCACGTCCTCCCAGGACTTTCCCAGGAGGGGAACAACCCGTTCTTCTAGCTCGGCGTAATCGTCCGCATCGAGGTCGAAAATGACTTCGCTCGGAACGCCGGCCATGGATGCATAAACCGCGCCGGTCTTTTGCAGCACTCCCTTGAAATCATCGGCCGCGACAAGATCGCGGACCTTTCGCTTGCGGGAGAACACCAGCTTGTCGAAGCTCTTGCCGCCGTGCTCGACAGGCTCTGCAAGGGGGATTTCAACCGGATCGATTTTCTGGGACATGTCGTACCTTTCATGAGAAAGGCCGGGACTGAGCCCGGCCTGTAAAACTTCAGAATGAGCGTTGCTGTTAAGCGCCGAGCGCGCCGCGCACGCCCTCAAACAGATCCACGCCGTTCCGGCGCAGGATGCGTTCCCAGAAATCGACGTAGAACAACTCCTTGCCGTCGAGGGTCAGCTCGAAGTGGGTGACCTCGGTCAAGGCATGATTGCAGCCCTGGAAGTCGGCCGGATCGCTCTCATCCGGCTCCCATTGAGAGATCGCCCCCTCGATGACGGCGCGGCCCCGTACGGGTAAGCCTGTTTTCTTGTTCTTGTAGGCACCGGCA